ATGGCGCTATTTAACCCTTTTTGTAAGTGTCTCAACCCTCAAAGGATAGTTAACCCTTATACGCATGAGTGTATGACCGTTCCTTGTGGAAAGTGTAAAGCTTGCATTCTTGCTAAAAACTCCCGTTACGCGTTCCAATGTGATTTAGAAAGCTATTGTTCTATGTATACCGTTTTCGTTACTCTCACCTACGCTCCCAACTATCTGCCTGTTGCCACTCCTATGTATCTGGGCGATAATACTGATTTCGGTCTGTTGTGCCGTTATGATTTGGTAGACTTTGAAACAGGTGAAAGTCTTGGTGTATTTGAGTCTGAGTCCTCGCAATTGGAATTGCTTCAACAAAAGTTCAATCTATGTGGTTCTATCCCCTACCTTAGAAAAACTGATTTACAATTATTTTTAAAAAGATTTCGTTACTATGTTACTAAACGGTTGCCCAAAGAAAAAGTGCGTTACTATGCCGTTGGCGAATACGGCCCCGTACACTTCCGCCCGCATTATCATCTTCAAAGGTTGGGTCAAGGCTTTTTGCAAGGTGAACGCTCGAAAGTATATGAGCTTACCCCTCGCGACTTTATTAAGCGAAGCCTCGTGCTCAATGGAAAATATAAAGAATTTGATGTCTGGCGGTCGGCTTACTCTTACTTCTATCCCAAATGTCGAGGATACATTGATAAATCTGCACACGAACGTGCTTATAGCTACCGAACTTATGATACAGCGCGGCATCTATTCCCGTCCTGTGAAACAACATTCGCGTTGGCGAAAGAAGTAGCTACATTTTAAATTATTTAATGACCGTATCAAGCATAAGGAACTGAATGATTTAAATAAGATTTTCATTAATGAAAATAAATAGTATTAACCTTTAATTGTGTTGTTATGGCAAATATTATGTCTATCAAAAGTCTTAGAAACAAGACTTCCCGAAATGGTTTTGACCTTTCTACGAAACGAAATTTTACGGCTAAAGCTGGTGAATTACTGCCTATATGGTGTAAAGAGGTTCTACCTGGTGATAGCTTTAAAATCAATCTTAAATCTTTTACTCGTACACAACCCATTAATACGGCTGCGTTTGCTCGTATGCGTGAGTATTACGATTTCTTTTTTGTGCCTTATGATTTGTTGTGGAACAAGGCTAATACGGCGTTGACACAAATGTATGATAATCCCCAACATGCTGTATCTCTTGACTCTACTAAACCTTTTGCACTTAATGGAGATATGCCTTATACGGATTGTAAGTCTATTGCTGATTACGTTTCTAAGATGTCGGCTGATGTTGAGCAATATTACGGTAAGAACTATTTTAATTATCCACGTGTAGACGGTACTATAAAATTACTTGAATATCTTGGATACGGTAATTTCTCACCTTTTGCTAAATCTTCTTGGTCTGAAAGTCCGTTAATGGCTAATTTGGAATTGAATTTGTTTGGTTTGCTTGGATATCAGAAGATATACGCGGACTATTATCGTGATAGTCAATGGGAAAAAATTTCTCCGTCTACTTTTAATGTTGATTATCTTGCTGGTGATAATATGAAAGTAGATTTCTCGGACACTACTTTGTCGTCTTTCAAGGAAAATTATAATTTCTTTGATTTGCGTTATTGTAATTGGCAAAAGGATTTGTTCCATGGTGTTGTACCTCGCCAACAATATGGTGATACTGCTGTTGTTCAAACTTCTGATGCTGTAGCTGGTTCTCCAACGGAATTTTCTATTCTTGCGCTTCGTCAAGCTGAATTTTTACAAAAATGGAAAGAAATCACTCAATCGGGTAGTAAAGATTATAAAGACCAGATAGAGAAACACTGGGGTGTTTCTGCTGCTGATGGTTTTTCTGAATTGTCTACATATCTCGGTGGTATTGCTTCAAGTCTTGACATCAACGAGGTTGTAAATAGTAATATTACTGAGTCATTCGCGGCTGATATTGCCGGTAAAGGTACTGGCACTTCCAACGGTTATATTGATTTTCAAGCTGGTGCGCGTTATGGTATGCTATTTTGTATTTACCATTGTTTGCCTCTTCTTGACTATACGTCTGATTTTGTGAATAATTCATTTATGCGTATTAACGCTGCGGATTATGCTATACCAGAATTTGACCGTGTTGGCATGGAAGCTGTTCCACTGTTTAAAATGTTTAACCCGGCCGTGCTTGGCAATAGCCAGTATGCCTCAAAAATTATAGGTTATGCTCCTCGCTATATCGACTATAAAACGGATGTTGATATTTCTATGGGTGCTTTTAAGACTACCCTTAAAAATTGGGTTATCTCTTATGGTAATCAGTCTATTTTGGATCAATTGGGATATGAAGATTTTAGCGTAGAAACTCCGGACTTTCCGGTTAATTATACAATGTTTAAAGTTAATCCTAACTGTTTGGATACCTTATTTGCGGTTAATGCTGACTCTTCGATAAATACTGACCAATTTTTGTGTAGCACTTTTTTTGATGTTAAGGCTGTCCGTAATCTTGATACGGATGGATTACCTTACTAGTGTATAAAATCATACATATTTTATATAAAATCGTACATATTTACTAATTTATAAAGATATTTTACTATGTGGTGTACAAAACGTGAAGTTTTTCCAGTTGAGCGTAAATCTCATTGCTATAATGTTTCTAGCAAAGAGCTTAAACAAAGTGAGTTTTTGGAACAATCCCCTGTTAATGAATTTGTTATTCAAGAAAATGAAGTAAACGGCGTGAAATCTATTCGTTGTAGTTCTGATATTTATATGCTGTTCAACCAACAGCGATTGGATCGCATGAGTAAAGAGCGTTTGGTTGCTCACTTTGAGAAACTTTCGGTGAATGAACCTAAAATGCGTGAATTGCGTTCTAAATTGAGTGACGACCAATTGTGTAGTTTTGTGAAATCACGGTTTATACAGTCGCCGTCTGAGCTGATGGCATGGTCTCAATATCTGATGAGTTCGCAAGATGAGATGATAGCGGCCGCCGCTGCCGAACAGCAGACCGAACAGCCTGCTAAGTATGAGGTAGACCCGACTCAAGAACCCTAAATATATTTTTTTCCTTTTCTTTCGAGACGTGCAAAAAAGCAATGCAGGGAAAAAATATACGTTTGGCGTTCTGTAGTAAAAATTGTTAAATGTGCGTGTGCGTTTACGCGCGCGTATATTTAACGATTTTTGGTACAGGTTGATAAACGGATATTTTAGCCCTACTTTATCTTTGCACATCTTGAGAGATAAGGAAAAATTTATAATTCGCGAGCTCGGGAGAGCGAGCACCGCTCTGCCATCTTGGATGGCGCCTCCGAATGCATTGCGTGCGAAGCGGAAGCCGCAAACACAGCGTAGCAAGCGGAGCGAGCGAAGCGATGCGGAGCTTTCTACTGATTTTTTTATTATTATATTTTATGTATCCCCCCCGATGTTTAACTTAAAAATATTTGTATTATGGGAGCTGCTGCAATGACTGGTGTTGTTGGTTCTGCAATCGGTGCAGGTGCGTCACTTATTGGCGGTGCTGGTACAACTGCCGTGCAAAATGCTGCAAATAAAGAGATTGCGCAAATGAACAATGCATTTAATGAAAAAATGTTTGATAAACAAGTTGCGTACAATAAGGAAATGTATCAACAACAACTTGGCGACCAATGGAAGTTTTATGACGATACAAAGCAAAATGCTTGGAAGCTTTATGAAGACCAGAAGCAAAATAATTGGGATTTGGTTAAAAATCAACAACAATTTCAGATGGATATGTGGAATAAGACGAACGAATATAATTCGCCAGCAGCCCTACGTGAACGTATTGAAGCCGCTGAATTAAATCCATACGCGATGTTGAACAGCAGTTCTTTTGGAACTGCTTCTACAATGTCGGGTTCTGCTGGTGCTGCTCCTTCTGGTGCTGCCCCCTCCGGTGGCGCTCCATCTGTACAAGGTGTTACGCCGCCTACCGCTACCTCCTACTCTGCTGATTATTCTGGTATCACTGCCGGACTTGGCCGTGCTATTGACGTGTAGTCTTCTATGCCTGACCGCAAGGTAAAGGAAGCACAAGCGGATAACTTGCGTGTTGAGGGTAAATACATTGCCGGAAAAGCTATGGCTCAGATACTTCAAATGAAGACGGAAGCCAAAACTAAAGAAGCGCGTTTGGCTATGGATGAGTTAGTTAATGATATTCGTAAAAATTTAATGACTTCGCAAATGGCTGTAAATGACCAAAATATAGCCGAAAGCAAAGCGCGTACGCAATTGTCTGTTACTGAAAATCTAATGCGTCAAAAGCAACTTGATTTCTTGCCACAGCAACAAAAGATAGAGCTTGCGCAGGCTGCTGCTGATATTGCCTTTAAGCGTTCTGCTGGTTATTTGAATAACGTTAAAGTCCAACATGAAATTAAGAAGATAGCCGAAACAATGGCTCGTACTTCGGAAACTACTCAACGTACGGAAAATTTAAAAACTGAAAATATGATACAAGGTGATAACTATAGGTTTAATTCTCAGACTTATGGTAAGCGTGTACGTATTATTGAGGAAACCTTAGAGGAAATTACTCGTCGTTCTCGCCCGTCTAATTGGTTCCAAATGATGGGTATGCCTTTTAAAGGTTCTAATGGTACGGTGCATAATTGGTAATATCTGTCTCTTATACACATCTCCGAGCCCACGA